CTATAATTGATATATTTGCAAAAGCATATAATATACAATACTACAAAGATAATGAAAGATAAACTAAAAACAAGTGAAATCTATGCGGAAGGTTCACAAATGACCCTAAAGGGCTATTACCAAAACCTTCCGGATTCAACTCATCCAAAAACAGAGTTCATTAATGAAATAGCAAAAAAAACCGGAGTTTCCTCTACTGCTGTAAGGAACTGGATTATGTACGGCATGAAGCCCAATAAACCGGAACATATTTCTGTGCTTTCAGAAATAACTGGAATATCTCCAGAGAATTTATGGTAAAGTGAAAAATAATGAGCCATGAAAGATTTAGAATTCTACATATTTGAAGACGAACTTTGGTGTATGTTCCCTGACGGAAGCAACAATCCGATTACAGACAAGGATACGATTCTTGTTAAAGACATCTTGGAGCGCATAAGGGAATGTTATCCTAAAGCTTATCAGGCATTAACGGAATGTTATAGAAAAAGTTCGGGGAATATCCCATATTTTCAGTTTCTGATGGTCAATAGATTCTGTAAATGCAATTTTGGGGAACTGGATAATACCAGTCGTGATATTGATAAAAAAGGAGGTTTTAATTTTGAGCGTGTAAGATGCCCAATGCGAGGTGAATGTAAGTATGAAGGTGTCATTTGCAATCCACAGTTCAATAGCCGTATATCGGATGCGGAAATGAGAGTTATGCATCTGGTTTATGATGGACTTGACAATGATGAGATTGCAGACAGATTATATCTCTCTCCTCATACTGTAAAAAATCACATCAAATCAGTTTATATCAAATTAAACATCCACGAGAAGTCAGAATTCATTCAATATGCTCACAAAAATAACCTTTTCAAAGATTAATAGGCATGATTAACGAGGATGTATTGAAGATTGTTCTTAACAACAAGACTTTCGGTCAGCGTGAAGCGGCTGATATAGTTGGTGGAAGAGGACGTTTGTTTCGTCTAGTTGGTTCCGGTGCAATACGTGCCGAAAAAAAACCGGCAGACCGTCAAAATGGTAGATGGTATTGCAATGCTTATGATGTGGTAAAACATGCTTCTTTAAAATAGTGATTGCCAAATAGTTATACTAAGTTAATGACAAGGAATTTGAAAGTATAACGTTTGGCCAAAAGTCAAAAATAAAGTAGTTTTACATCATAATAAAAAGATAATCAACTAGTTATGAAAAGAACACCTCTCTTGACAATATGGGTTTTATCATTTACCGTAGTAGTATTAAGTGCTAATCCTGATAGCATATGGTTTTGGATTGCATTCATCGTGTTTTCTTGGTCTTCGGTCTATTTGGAAAAGCACGGTAAAAGGCTGGAGGAAGAAAATGAATGATGTGTAAAATTTTAAGTAAAACATGTATAACTAAATGCACATAAGAGCAATGAAAACAAAAGAAGAAATGTTGGCTATGAGCCATGAGGAACTGGTAAGTTATGCCATCGAAGTTCAATTTAAAGCAGCCATGTATGATGATGTGGAAAAGAAAAACTCCAGAATGAAAGAGCTGTTGGCTGCTGTAGGCATCGTTTATGAAACTTATAAAAGAGAACAAAATGTATGATGAACTTCATCAATTGGAAAAGGAACTTAAAAAAGTTGAGTCATGTGAACTTGAATATCTTCC